TCAAGTCAGAAATTGTCTTCAAGTTTAGTAAGAGAAACACAGATGGAGCCTGTTTCTTCACTAACATCTACAAAGGCATGTATACCGGAATACAAAATATTAGAGACAGTTGAAACACGGAAAAGGAGAAAAAAAGAAGATCTGGCTGAAATGCGAAGAATGTTAGAAAGCCAAGGTCTTACTGTCTCAGAATATGAACCAGTTTTGCATAGGATTGGTAAAGTTGCACCGGGAAGCATAGTTCTTCCAGAAAAACTAAGTGGTAGGATGAAAGTAGTAGACTGTATACAAGATTTCCTCTGCAGGTATAGTTCAACAAAAACTGTGCTAGATGTTGCAAACTGGAATATAGTGGATAATGATAGCAGGGCAGTAGCTGATGTTTGCATAAAAGCTCAATATGGAGCAAAGAGAGAATTCTATGTCATAAACTTAGGAGCCAAATGTATGTTAAGGGTTGTCGAAAATGCCTATAAGACAGTTGCAAAGGAAATGTCAGAGGAGATGATATCATGCCCTGGGGATTCTAAATTAAAGTTCATATCTGAGGTTTCTGATTATTCCATTAAATGGTCACCAGATAGAGGGTTTGAGCAATACTTTGTAAATGGAGATTGTACAAAGTGGTCTGCTAGTGAGACAATGAGTTCCTTCTTAAACTTTAATGAAGGAATGAGGGGCTGCCTGGGTGAAAGCCTAACAGATTTCTGTAACTCAGTTTTTTCATCTTGGGCAAATAAAACAATAAGGTTCCCTATGGAACTTGTCATGGGTACTTCCTACATAACAGAGAAAAATGAGTATTTGAGGGCGAAAAACGGTATCCACAGTACACAGAATTTCTTACAAGGAATGTTTAATTATACATCTTCTGTAAAATCATGTGCAGCCACCAGGATGGCAATATTATTATGGAAAATACATAAAGGCTCTCTTGATCAGATAATGGTCAGACAGCTGGGTCATTCTGATGATTACTTACTAGTTATAAGGGCCAGAGAGCAAAGAGTACTGATAGAATTCAGAAGGTATCACAAACTAATGCAAAGGTTAGTTGGTATAACAGATAGTTCAAAGAAGACAAACATACAAAGGCATGTCATGGAGTTTATCTCTCTTTTTTCATTCAATGGCCAAATGGTTTACCCTAATATAAAGAAAACAAAAGAAACGGGTTTAAATATAGGTTCAGAAGGCTACCAGCGAGACATTATGACAGTTTGTTCAAGGGCAGGTGAATCTATCAGACTTGGGGTTCCAATTAAAAGCGCTTATATACAGCAAAGATTACATTGTATAAGCATGTATAGGGCTTATGGTTTGGCTGAGGGTATGAGGAATGAAATACCACCTAGCCTTGATCCTTTTAATACACCAATCAGTTTATTTGGCTTGCCGGATTGCTTGCCAATACTCTATATTAACTCATACTGTGATGTAAATAACATAAGGTTAGCTAGACACTGCAATAAATCAAAAGAAATATTATCAGGTCTAGTAGAATTAGCATCTAAATATGTTGAGATAGACCCGATTAGCATATTAGATGTCCCACTAACATTTGTACCCCAATACATATATAAGAAAACAGGTGGATCTATAAAAGCAATCAGGGAGAAACTTCAAATGACTAGAGAAGATGTTGAAGATTTCTATGAAAGCTACCCAGAATATAAGGTTATGAAACCAAACCACCCAGCGCTGTTATTACCATGGATACACAACCTGTACTACAACAATTCATTCTCTAAAGCTTATGCCATGGTGTCACGGCCAAGCCTTTTATTAAGGCTCTCATACTTCGTATCAAATGCATGTATTGCAACACCATGGTTGGATAAGCCATTGAGAATAAAAGATTACTATTGGGATGTGATAAGTAGATTAGATGGTAAGAATTTCCATGGTTTACAAGAACATTTATCGTGTTATAATGCAAACCCAATTCTCATGTATGAATTGCTAGATGGTTGTGAATTAATTAAGACGTCCTTTCTACCACATTCAGCACAAGCAATGCACCTGCCCAAGCCAATAAAGCATATTAAAATATGTAATAGTGTTGAAAGTGTGATTCAGTATATGATCTCTGAAGAAAGAATGAAAATGGATTGTAGGACACTAAAAAACCCTTCAATGTTGTTAAGTGACATAAAGGCGATAGAAGATATCTCAGGTGTGAGCAGGATAAGGATGTTTGGTGCAGACTTGATAAAGTTGTACTCTGTACTAAAATCTCAGACAACCCAGAGTAAATATGGTATAGGTTACTCAAGTGCATCAGATAAGAGCTGCATGGTCTATATGGAAAGCTGGCTGTCCCATGGTATTGACCCAAGAAATAGGTATTCTTTCATACACAGCGAGACTGTCTCTGTGAAAAACCCTATAAGCGGTGTTGATATGTTTGAAAGGTCCTATGGCATGCATACAAATTATTCTAATATTGTGATAGAGAATGTTACACAATTATATTTCTTACTTTGTGTTAAGGAAGGCTGGAGTGTTGATGAATTCAAGGAAGTAATAACTAGCTTAAAGCTGGAAAAGGGTGAGCTTTTAGAGATCTTAAAAAACACCCCAATAGATCACTCTGATACCAGAGATTTCTTGCACAAAAGGATGTTTGCATTTTTCAGGTATATTATATGTGGTGACAGGTCTGATTTAACAGACATGGTCAATTCAATACTCTTCTATAGATATAAATTCTTAGACAAGAGGAAAGAGCACCTAGATTGTTTTTTACAATGTGGTATTTCCTTTGAAGACGGCGTATTTATCAGGTACCAAGATGAGAATTTTTTTATAGGTGTTTCAGATTCAAAGACCTATGCTGTCACAGACTGTAGACAGCTGACTAAAATTGGTTATGCTTATAGTGTGGGGCAAATGCTACTCCGTAAGAAGACAGCTGAGAATCATATACAGGCGATGGAAAATGGGCTTATATATGAAATAGACATGGTTTCAGGATTGAAAGGTCCAGGTTTTGTTAAAACAGGTGTGAACATAAGGTATGTAAATGAAATAGCAGGTGAACCTTCATTTGCAATAATTCAGCAAAGAGTGCCATCCGTTGTGGGGTTGTTGCCTAAAAAAGGCCATGAGCATGATATTTCAATAGATTATAAAGGTGCTTCCATCTATTCATACAAAATGCTACTGTTTAGGTTATCAATAATGAGCTGTGGGCAGCATAGTGTGGTAAAATCTATAAAAGGCTATATAAGAGGTATAAGCTTGCAATCTCTTATTGATAATGGGGTCCTTTATTGGTACCTCAACGGTCACTCAACGTGCAACTTAGCCGATTTTGATGCTTCTGTACTAAAGCCACCTGAGTCTGTCAGCATACTTGACATGATAAATATGAGAAAGCCTGATATAGACTTTAGTGTTGCAAAGAAATATTTGGCATTAAAGGAGGAAGAAATTAAAATATTTGAGGATAAACCTAAATCATATGGGTTTGATCTAAGTGGGATACGCTTCTTGGATGAAAGTGGATCCTCACTAGAAAATTGTACAGCTAAGGCTATTTTAGGAAGCCCTAAACAATTTGGCTTTGACATGAGCGGCTTTAGCTTTAACGCATCTTGTGAGAGTGCTTCCCAAAATAGTGAAGGGGATCATCAATTTTTTGATGAAGGCCTGCTTATGGACCCAGGGGAAGGTATGATTGCTAGCGATGAGTTTGGGGGTTTTGAACAAAAGGAGGTTGCACCCGTGTACGGATTTGACCTTGGAGGATTAAAGTTTGATACTGATGACTTTGGGATGTCAATGGGTCCAAAGGAAAGTGTTTTGGAGGATAAGGAACTTAAGGAATCTGAAAATTCAGAAAATATACCTGTATATGGATTTGACCTAGGGCATCTAAGGTTCGAACCTGCTAATTTAGGCCTTGAGAACTTTGAAAACCTGGAAACTTTACACAAGAATAGTGATAGCAACTCCATGTTTGATGGGGATGAATTAAGGAGCTTGGGGTATTCTGACACAATACCTGACAGTTTCCAGATTGCTGAGTCAGATATAGGGCCGACTAGGTATGGGTTTGATCTTAGCAATTTCAGCCTAGAAAGTGGAGATGCCTTAATACAGAAAAGGGAAAATATGGGCGAAATTGAATGGGATTGGGAGATTAAAAATTTTAATGTAGAAAACACAAGGGGAGCAGTACTATTTTGGGATGGTGAAGAGCTTCAAGATGACCTAGAGGCAGATTACGCCCAAAGCTCAAATGGCAGTAATGAGACTTCATCAGACTCATCAGATGATGATGGGCCTTTCTTTTATAACATAAAGCTTAACACAAATAATAAAACTTTCAGTAGTTATGCAATAAAGAAAACTTTGGAACTACCTAGTATAGAAAATTACTTGATCATGCAGTATATAGGGTTTGACAGGAGTGCATTATTACAATCACCCAAACTACTAAGGGAGTGCATTAAGTTCTCTTACACTATGGAATTAATGAAGTCAGAAGGGTTTGCTTTCACTAAAAAGGAGAGACTAACCGGTGATATGGTTTCTATGTTACTTTATCAGGCTGTATCAGAGAACCTGTTTGTGGATCCAAGAATAGATGATGATTTGTGGATTGAGAGCACATCTAACTGCAGGCTTATTGTTCGCCAAGCAAGCACATACAGCCAATTGGACAGAGCAATGCTGATGGCTGAAGAAGGTACCACTCCTAAAGAAACTGACAATGGTTTTACAGTTAGGAGAAATACTCTGCTTTCTGTAAGGAAAATACTGACGCCTCCAGTGAAACTTTCTGATAAAATATTTTCAACAAGTTTTAAGCAAGATATAATTGATATAGAGAAGACTCTGAATGATTTCTTGGAGATGATCTGTGTCAATTAACCAAAAGAAGATCTTTTAGCTGACAAGCTAATAAGGTAGGGGGCAAAACAGGATATATTTTAGCTGACTGAGGTAAAGCTAATAAAA